CTGAAAGATAGTTTAGAACATGTTGTTGCCATGCAAAATCATTACGATAACCGAATACTACATCATTAGAACGCATTTGAACAACAGCATTCAAACGATTATCACGAATAGTATATTGTACGGCATTAGTGCACATAAAATCAGACATGCCATTATGATTATAATCTGACCACATCGATGGCCGAGTATAAATCATTATTGCTCGTCGTGAATTTGGATTCATAGCCAATTCTTGCAATACATTTGCATATTGCATACCATTTTCTTTTGAAAAAATACACCAGCCATAATTGCTATTGATATATCCATCTGGTGTAGCTACTTGTTTCCAGATAGCCGGTACTTCACCAGGAATATCATTAATATTCAATGACTGAGATTCGTACCACTGAATCTCACGATTAATATAATCATTATTTGGTGTACCAAAGATTGCTGGTTCATCAGCAACAAAACTGGCGGAACAGATTTCAAGCATCTTTACGCCGGTCTTGTCTGTTACATAAATTTCATTATCAAGAAGATATTTAAATTCTTCACGAATTTGTTCTACATAATTTCTAGAATACATCGTTGGTCTTCTTATTAAACATGTCATTGTCTGTATTCTGACCAGGAACTTTTCCACGCATCCAAGCTATCGCAAAAGATGCATAGTTAATCAAATCTTTATATGTATCTTCGAGTGACTCAAAATTAGCAGAGTCAGCTCGACCGGACTCAAGAAGAGATTGAGCACGACACATCTTGCCATGCATAATATCATGAATGGTATCAACACCACGACGATAATGCATAGCTTGAGTTACATTTGAATTTGGATTTTGATAATCTTGTGACTTACGTATTTGAAGATCGATGCATTCCTGCAGAATCTTAATTGATTCACGCATTTCTTTAGATGTATTAGACATTATATCCTCACAAAAAATTTGATGGTGAAAGCGCACGTAGTTCAGCCGCTATACTTTCATTATGAATAATATCATATACATTATGTTCTGTCAACTTAAAAAAATAACAATTGTCATTATTAAACAATTTTCTATATGGCTTTCTTGGATTTTTAAATTCATAAATGGTAATACTATCTCTACGAGAGATTTCAACAATCATAAAACGATCTACATTTAAACATTTTGTTATTTGATCTGATCCAATACAAAATGCATTTTCAATACGTATTGGAACAAGAGTTTTAACTTCTACGGTTTGATCATCTGCAATCATGTCTTTTACAGAATCGAATTTATTTTCTGATAAAGTTACATTTTTATAATTTTTTAATAGTGAGTTTCGAACTAGATTTTCACCGATTTTACCGATTTCGTTAATTCTTTCTTTTCTAGTCATTCTTTGAATTTGTTCAATTCTAGTCATTATCAAATACCTTATTCAACAGACCATGATTACCTTCATGTGAAGGCGCTGTCCAACCTTCAGGCTTAATAAGATCCGGCAATCCAAGCGGATTAGGTCGTGATGCTTTAATACCAACTTTCTTATTCATATTAGCCTCCAAAACATTATTCCATGCTACATGAGAATCAATTTTAAATGAATCAAGTGTACCAATAGCAACAACACAAAGATCAATTAATGCATCGACTACATCTTCTGCATTGGTAGCATCTCGCATTTCATCGAGTTCTTCTTGAAGAAACTTAATGCGAAATTCAAGAAACTTTCGAAGCTTTTCACTATCCATATTTCTAACAACTTTATGCAAATCATAATGAGTATGCATATTAAAAATATCTTTAGGCCAATCTTTACTCATAATATATTCCTTTAATTTAGCCAATCTGGCGGTTGACGTTTTTTCCAAGAGTGAAGTTTAGTCTTACCATTTTTATAATAATTACGATAGTTAATAATAGGATCTTCATCAATAATATATTCATCTGCCATTGCACATGGCATAACTGTCATATCGTATTCGGTCAAATTCTTTGGTGGTGATTGAAGCATATAGGCAAGATCGCTAGTAAAAGATTTATGAGTCTTACCATAGCGATAAGTGTATTCGTCACCGAGTGCATAAAAATGATCTACAAGCCAATTATAATTTTCAACCGACTTGCGACACCAAATTGCAGATGGATGATTAATATGGGTAGCTTTATATAGTATAGATTCACGAGCATCACCGAGAGTCCAAGTCTTTTGCTTACGACCAGTAGGTGACTTGCCAATCAATTCAATACCATCCAATACACGATGTGCAGTAGATAGCAATTGTGCTGATTCTAAAATCATTTTAACAACATGTTTATCAACCATCCATTGAGCAGCTTGGCGTGCATCGGTAGACAGATAAAAAATATTCATCGTTTCCATTTCTTAAAGGCTTGTTGACGGTGGATTGGATTTGCTTTTGAATAGAAAACCTCACCGTCGAGGAAATCCATACAATGAAAAAAAGCACGTGCAGTCATACCAGTATATATTTCGGTTCGTATTTCGCCATTTGGTGTAGCAAATCTAACCTTACAATGTCTAGGTCTCTTTATCTTAACACATAATCCTGGATATGTCAACGATATTTCTTCCATACGAATTTCTTCTTCGCCTGGCATTACAATTCTTGGATTATAACAAACAAAATTTTCAGGTAGTCCACGCATAGCAAAGATTCTGTATGGAATACCAACTTGAGGTGCACTCACATATATGCCATTGTTATCATACATAAATTTAACAAGTTCTTGTGCAAATTCAATCGGTTCAAAAGGAGGATTGGAAAAGTCAAACTTCTCTGAAACATTCTTTAGAATAGGATCTTTATAATCAACTAGTTTCATTCTGAAATCCTTGAAAAGTTTTTATGTTTTACAAATTTAATAACGTTCTCAAACTTATCATGAAGATTTTCTCTATGAGAAATAATAAAAATATTCGAATCTTGACTTATATTCTGCAGAATCTTTAAAAGATCATCAGCTGCATTACCATCAAGACTTGAGTCAAATATTTCATCAAGAATAAGTAGGTTAGTATTCAATGAGTTACGAAGTTTAGCAACTGCTCTCCACGTAAAAAGAATTGCCAAATCGATCTTCTGTTTCTCACCTTCACTGAATGATGAATAACTAAAATCATCTCTATATCTAGACTTAATCTTTTCGTTGAATTGTTCGTCAAGTTCAAATTCGACAAACAAATCAAATTCAGACAGATACTTATTGATCAGCTTATTGATAATCGGTATGTATTGATTAATGATCTTGGTCTTAATACCACCATCTTTAAGCATTACAGATGCGGCACCTAAAGTCAATTTATCATCTTGAAGATCATTATATTTTTCACTCAACTTTGTTAAGTCTGCTTCCAAATCTGAAATTTTATAGTCAGATGTTTCTTTTGTCTCTGAGACAACACTATTAATTTCATTAATAATTTGTTCTTTTTGTTGAGTAAAAATTTTAATACTTAATTTTTCATTTGAAGCCTCATTCATTAACCTCTTATATTCAGCTTCATCAAATAAAACTTTATTATATTTTTCCTCAACGGATTCTTTAATAGTTAATAACTTTGAAATACCGTCATTTAATTCTGATACTTCTTGTTCCTTTGTAGATACTATATCACAACTAAAAGTTTTGTCAATTTGTTGTGTACACGTAGGACAATTATCTGAGTTATTAAAAAACTTTATATCTTTTGATATATGTTCTATTTTACTTCTCATTTGAATAAGAAGTTGTTCATGTTGGTTTAGTTTTTTACTTAGCTTAGTTTTCTCATCAATAGCATATGAAAATGTACCAGCTTCTTCAATAAATTTTGTTTGTTGATTATATGATGAAAGTATACTCTGTTCAATTGAAGTTAGTTGTTCTTGCTTTCTTTTTACAAATTCCTCATTTCTATTCTGAAGATCTTGTAGATGCCCCTTGAGCATCTTTATTTTTTCTTTGACTAACCTTTGATCATTGGTATTCTGATATATGTCATCATTATTTGTTTGGATCTTTTCTTTTAATAGAGTATTCATGGTGGTGAATACTTGAAGATCCAAAAGGTCTTCAATAATTCCTCTACGTTGACCAGCAGGCAATTGCATAAATGGAACGAATGAAGCACTACCAAGAATAACTACTTGGCAAAAAGACTTATAATTAATACGAAGAATTTGTTTTTCAAGTATTTCTTGATAATCACGCATTTCGGCGGATTGATTTAGAAGTGCATCATTACAATACACTTCAAATACAGTTGGCTTAACACCTCGAATTACCTTGTATGAATTTGAACCTATATTGAATTCAATCTCAACGGTCATGTCTTTCTTTGTAATTGAATTAATAAGTTGTGGTTTATTAATATTACGAAATGGTTTACCAAATAATACAAAAGTTAATGCATCAAGGCAGGTTGATTTACCTGCTCCATTTTGACCAACAATAAGAGTTGTTCCACTGGTAGATAAATCAATTTCAGTATATTGATTCCCAGTAGAAAGAAAATTCTTCCATCTAAGTTTTAAAAATGATATTGACATAAATTATTCTACCGAAAGTGCCTGAGCATACAAATCCGTAATAACATTTGTCAACTTATTTTTGTTAACATTTGTTGACCCGATTTGATCAATATGTCGCTTAAAAATATCAATGGTAGATTCTGCTTCATTCACTGTATTTTCATCTTCCATTATCAAATTCTTATGATCCTCAACTATCTGAAAATCAATTGGGACTGCTTTTTCAAGCTTTTCGCAAAACAAATCGAACCAATATGGATTATTCTTTTTGGTCACAATTAACTTTACAAACTTATTTGTAAAATGATTAAAATCATAATTCAAAAGTTCATTGAGATCTTTATTGGTATCATCATACCAGACTTTACCGAACATTTCATATGGATTTTGAATAAATTTTAATTCATTTTTTCCAAGATCCAAAACATGGAAGCCCCGATTATCACCGTAATCAGACCAAGTAAACTGACCATGGGAACCAGTATAACAAATGCTGCCATCAAAAGAACGATGGTGATAATGGCCAGACAGCGTAAGAGAAAATTTATCGAAGTTTGTACGATCGTCACCATGTGTATTAATATTCCCTTTATACATTTCAAAATCAGCAAGTTCTAAATGACCCATACAATATTGAGCCTTGGATTCTTTAATCATTCGCATGCTTTGCTCACGATTGTCGGCGCAAATCCATGGGAGCAATAGAATTTTTTTGTTATCAATAATAATTTCTGCAGGATCAATATGAAGTTTTTTACAATTTTCATATTTACCTTCAACTAATTCAGTCAAAGCATTTACTTGATTTGTATTCTTGAAATACACATCATGATTACCAGCAATGGATATAAGTTCAATACCTTTATTTGCCAGTGGCTCCAGAAAATCAGTACGAAGTCGACTTGCAGTAAGATAACTTATATGCTTACGACGATCGACCAAATCACCTAAATGAATAACGGTTTTAATATTTTGTTTTTCTAGTTCAGGAAAGAATATGTTATCAAGAAAATTCTTTGACATATTCATAAACGCAACATTATCATTTCTGACACCCCAATGAGTATCAGCGATCACAGCAACTTTCATTTAGCGTATTCTTTTAGGCGTGAGTTGATTTTGCTTTAATGCATTTTCACAATATTTAAGCGTAGCTTCAAGTCTTTGTTCATAAGTACTACGAACATTTAAATTCTTTTCGTTCAACATAGCCTCAGCACAATCAATTACTGATTGCGGGACTAGATACTTGTGTTTCATTTCCATTCATTTGTGCTCCTTCACAGAACTTTTCAAGACCTATCTTAACAACTTTCTTTGGTTTTGTCAACATCTTTTTTTCAAAAGAACCAATAATTTCATTCGCAACATCATTATTCTTTGAATGAATAACACCACCACTATCACCATATAATGATTCATCGAGGTAATCACTCTGAAGAAATGAATTTTGCATATTTTTATATTTTATATATTGTTCTTTCTTTTCTTTAGCAATCCGACGAAGGAATGCATTCCATGCAATTTGAGTAAAATAAGCAAATGGATTATCAGAACGATCAATATTAAAAAGCAAAACAGAATGAATACAATTTTCAACACCATCAGCAATCATTTCATCACGAAATGAATAACCAATAAAATTTGGTTTTGTAGATAAACGTTCACAAATTTTTAAAATACAAGTTCCAATATAATCTGGAATTCTAGTATTTGGATTAATTGCAACTTTTTCTTTATAAGTTTTAATTGCTTCAAAAAAATCACGATTATTAACATAATTACGAGCCATTTTTTGTTGACATCCTTCCAAAGGTGTATATAATCAGTAATGGTAGAACAATAAATTATAGATCTATATTATAGGTTTTATATTTAAATTTCTCTTCATTGTATATTCTGATACGTTCAATGAAATGTAATATTGTATGATTCTTTTTATTTTTCCATGATAAATCATCTGCAATATCATATAAAGTAGCAGTCGACTTTGTATCTGACAAACGAAGTCCACGACCAATCGATTGTAAATTCCTTACCCTGGATTTTGAAGGACTAGCAAATAAAACATTAGACAAATTACGAATGTTGATACCGGTGGAGCTAGTTCCATAGCTAGCAACCACAATAGCATTCTCTTCTGTTTCAATAATCTTACGAATCTCTTCACGTTTTTCTCCATCCACGGAACCCGATATAAAAAATACTTTACGATCAACCACTTCCTGAGAAATCATATCAAATAATACTTTACCATGTTTATCAACATATTGGAATAATAATAATGTATTACCAGTAAGTGATAATGCCAGATTTTTGATAAACTTATTTCTAGGTGTGTGCTTTACCAGGAAGTCCATTTCTGCTTGATAATCAGCACCAGCCATAAGTTTTCGAATATCATCCGGATATTTGAGTACTAGAGCCTTGATGAATAATTCAGCTAGATGTTTTTGTTCCATAAGTTCAGCTGTAGTAGTGATCTTACGAACGGGTCCAAATAAACCCTCTAGTACTAATTTATGTGTTTGTGTACCGTCAAGTGTACCGGTAAAACCAAATCTATATTTGCATTGATTTAATTTTGTCATAATTGAAGTCAGTGATTTTGCTTTAAATAAGTGTGCTTCATCACCGATGACAGCATCAAACTGTTGAAACCATTGTTTAGGTAATTTAAAAATTGATTGCCAGGTTGAAATTACAAATGGCTGATCTGTTTGTTTCTCTTGACCAGACATGATCTTATGGATCATTCCTTTAGGTAATCCATAGTCTTCAAAGTCAGATGCCATCTGATGAACAAGTGAAGTGGTCGGAACAATAATAAGTGTTTTTGATCTATAAAAACATGAAAGCATATAGATGATGAGTGACTTGCCGGATCCGGTAGGTGACAATAAAACACCTCTGCGTTTTCTTACGGCATGCATAAATGCTTCGACTTGATATTCTCTTGGTGGATATTTAGTTTGTAGTTTTTCTATAAATTGATTGGCTTCATATAATGAAAATTCGGTGTCACCAAATGGCCCATCAAATTCTACTGTGTATTGTCTACTGTTACAAAAAGTTACAAGTTGATCTTTAAGACCAGCATAAAGTAAACAAGCCATGGGATTGAATAGTCTAATTTTTCCATCCCAAACTCTATTCTTATAAGCGGGACTGAACTTAGCACCAGGAACATCAAACGTAAAATAGTCTGATATTTCCATTGCTGTAGATGGTTCACAATCTACTTTAATATATGTTTCATCGTAATATTTTATAGTAACTAATTCCATTAACCACCCATTGTAAACTTCACAAAATCAATAGCATTTTTGATGATGTAGCCTCTTGTTTGAAATGACTTAATAATTGATTCAATATATTCAACTTTTTCTTGTTGTCTGCCAATTTTTAATGAGAGGTCGACAATATCTTTATCGGCTTCAATATACATTGGAATATCGGGCTTTAATATTATACCCCTAGGTGGTAATTCCCATCCCAATGCTTTTGTTTCTTCAGTATGACCTTGTGTAAAGAATTCATACTTTGCAAGTTTTAGTTGTTTAAATTGAGATTCTTGTTTTCTTAATGTTTCTTTTTCTGTAACCAAATATGTATAATACTTATGATGAAGTTTGGGAATTTTAAGACTTTCAAGACCTAATTCGGTCCGATCAATCTCACTATCTTTCTTCCATTCTTCGTGTACATTTTCAAATTTCATAACAACACCTATCAATTATTACTAGTAATATATCTTACTTTTAATAACATGTCAACAAAAATATTTCTTTTTAATAACTTAGCCGACTTTGGTAATATCGTAAGTAATATATCTGAATTTTGCAGATGCTTCCAAATAACTAACATCTTCCATAGTTGTATTAAAAACAATACCTGTCAATAAAATAGGAAATGCATCTTGAAATACTATACTGTAATTTGGATTTTTATTGCTTTTTAGAATTGTAAGAATAATATCTGAATATTGACCATTACCAGAATATGGTGGTTGATTCTTTATTGTCTTAAATTCTTCATAAGAGCGTTTACCAAGCGCTCTGATCCATTGATGTATTTCCATATAATTTTGTAGATCTTCATCGACTCTAAATGAAATGTCGAGTTCATCATACATCAAGTGGTCACCGGCATATGGGACACGAATCAATGGATTATTTACATCAATTTCTTGTAATGAAAGTCCAGGGATATTAACTGTTTGAATAAAAAAGTTAATGTGAGGTGCACGCTTCAACTGAAATTTAAAATTGAGCGGTGAAAGAAAATTGCGGTTGGTTATTGAATCATCAATTGCGGTCATGTCTGGTTACCTATTATGAATGTTTAACTAATTTCCATTCGTCATCACCAACTTTTCGGTGAATTTCGTGATTTAAAATCTTGCCATGTTTTGTTATAGCTACCGTCATTGTATGCTTTTGAGCAGCATTTGCCATTATAATATTTCTTATGGTAGAATTAGGATCATCGCGTTTATGAGGTCTCGCGTAGATTTTGTGTTCGTGACTGTCTATATACGTTTTATAATCAGGGTGGCTCGCGATAGATTTCATCTGGCGCTTGTTAAAAATTTCACCAGGTGAAGAATATGATTCATTGATAAACTGTTTAAATGTAAGCATCATTGTTGTCTCCCTGACTATTTATACATAAAAAAAGGGGAGCTTCGGCTCCCCTTTCTAGTTGGACTGGTTGGATCCAGTCTCGTTATTTGTATTTATATTTTGTTTTCTTTTAATCCAAGCTTCTTTTAGTTTTAATCTTTGATTTTCTTTCCACTCGGGATTTGACCAACGAGCTTGGAGTTGTTCAGAACAAAGTACATCTTGTTCTGTTCTCGACATTTTTTGTTTTGGTTTAGCTCTGGGCCTGTTAAATTCACCAGAATCCCATTTTTGCTTCAATGTTTCTGATGTTTTTCTTTTTGCATCTTCAGATCGAGTAGTTCCTAATTTAGCTTCTCTGAGTGCATTTTTATGTTCATTAGTGAATACTTTGCCTTTTTTGGCTTCTGATATTGCTTTTGCTTTTTCAGGCGAACAAGGTCCGATTGATTTGCCAGTCTTAGCTTTGGAAATCTTTTTACTAACAGTTAGTCTAGATTGTTCATTATAGTGCCAAGTAGAATTATTTTTTATATTTAAATTATAATATCTTGGATTATCATTAATAGGTTTAATTTCTTCTGCTTTTATTAATTTTAGCCACTTTATTTCTTCATCATACATTTCTTGTCTTGTTTGTATATTTCTTTTAATAATTCTTCTTTTAAAATCATATGGTCTATGTTTATATGCTTGTTTCATCCATTTTGAGGAGCAAATATATCTATCATTTTCAAATCCCCAATGGCACCCAAGATAATATCTTTTGTGTTTTACATCTAACCAAAGATAAATGAAACCGGTTTTAATTTTACTCATAAAAAAATACTCCTAGAAAGTAAATCCTAGGAGTATTTATATGTTACTATCCTTAGATAATGGTTAATAATCTAAGAAAGTATGTCTTCTACATCAAATTATTAACAACCACACGACGGTAGTAGTAGTTAGTATTGAATGTCAGAGCGCCTGAACCAACGGTAGCACCTTGAGCGAATGGATTGGCAACCATACCATAACGAGTCTTGAAGCCAATCTTCGGTTGGAATGTTGACTGATCAACAGCTCTTACCATTTGTAGTGGAACATATGGGCAATAGAATAGACCGGCATCGAAGGCAGATGAACCCTTATAACCAACGGTCAGATAGTTACCACCGAGAGCATATGGGTCAATATAAACCTTGAGGCGACCGTTGAGAACACCAGCAAAAGTATTGCCTGTGTCGTCAACTTGCAGGTTATTTGAGTTCAGGGCAGGGGCATAGTCAAGAACACCGGCCATTTGAAGGGCAGAGGCAACATCTGAAGAACAGATAACGATGTTGCCCTTACCACGACGGGTTGTACGAGCAATGTAGTTAGCTTCACGTTCTAGTTGGAACATAAGGCCCTTGAACTTTTCAACAGACCAACGGCCGTTTGAGTCGGTGTCAAGATCGAATACACCAGCAGTTGTTGTATTGTCTTGTGCACCGGTTACGGCAGTGATGTTGATTGTGCGAACAACTTCACGGTTGATTTCAGCAAGGATTTCAGCGGAAAGAATGTTAGCAAGTTCAGTTTCGGCATCGAGACCATGAATAGCCT